CACTCTCAGGTATCTAAATTTGAAGATCCACGGACTGAGCCTTACGATAGGTATAGTCCAAAGCTACCAAACAGATGTAATGCCTTACTAATGGAGTGGGTAGATGTTTTAGCATTCTGTGCAATGGATGTGATGATACGAAAATCAGACACTGGCTTTAACACTTCAAAGACACGAGGTGTATCGTCAGGTGAACGTCTGTTGCACTATGTTGAAACGCCAGCTTTCGCATCGAAAAATCGTTACGGTTGCCCAGAGCAATCACCAATGACCTATGAAGAATTATCTTCTGTAATCCCTGTTGTATAAAGAAAGGAAACAACAATGCCTAAATTTGGATTTGATGTAAATGAAGTTGAAGCTAACGAGCCAATCAATTATGACCCACTACCAAAAGGTGAATACACTTTGCGTGGCGTAGAGGCTGAGTTAAAGGACACCAAAAATAACGCTGGCAGTTACATTGCTGTTAAGTATGAAGTATCTAAGGGTGAATACGAGGGACGTTTAATCTGGTTTAATTTTAACGTCACGAATGCATCTCAACAGGCTGAGACTATCGGTAGACAACAGTTAGTTGCTTGGGCAACGGCTTGTGGAAAGCCTGATTGTGATGACACAGATATGCTTATGGAAAAGCCATTTCAAGCAAATGTTGGAATACGGGCAGGAACAAATGGTTATGCAGATAAAAACGAGATAAGTGGTTTTCTGTTTAAACCTACAGCAAAGCCACGGCCTGCTCCTAAGTCAGCACCTGTGGAAACTCCTTCAAGTTCAGCTAAACCTTGGGACTAACAATAACAGGGGAGGGTGATCCCTCCCCATAAGGATTATTATTTATGGTTGCCTTCCCTAAATCTCCAGAACAAATTCTTATAGATGCGATGTATAAATCTTATGAGAAAACAGAAAGCCTGTCGTTTAGTCGATTGGGTGCGTCTGGCATTGGTGAAGAATGTATTCGTAAAATATTTTTTAACTGGCGTGGATTTTCTAAAAAACAATTTGAAGGACGGATGCTAAGACTTTTTGAAACAGGCCATCTACAGGAGGATCGTGTCATTCAGGATTTGATTCGATCTGGTAAAGAAGTTTATTTTGTTAATGACTATGGCAGTCAATATGAATTTGAGCACGATAGTGGTCATTTCATTTGTAAGGCAGATGGTGTTATTAAGCATCAAGACAAAAATCATTTATTAGAGATTAAGACCCATAATAAAAAATCATTTAGTGCATTACAGAGACACGGTGTAGAAAAGTCTAAACCTGTTCATTATAGCCAAATGCAAATCTCTATGTATTTAGGACACTTTACACGAGGCTTATATGTGTCGTTATGTAAAGACGATGAACATTATTATGTTGAAAAAATAAAAGAGAACAAAGCTCATCAAAAATCATTGATTAAAAAAATAGAAAGTTTGATTAATGCACGCATGAGGCCAACAGGCATTAGTGAAGATGCCAGTATTTTTGCTTGTAAATTTTGTGATCACAAAGATGTGTGCGTTAAAGAAACAAAACCTCTGTTTCACTGTCGCACTTGCGTGAATGCAATACCTGTACATAATGGTGGATGGAATTGTGACTTACATGATACGCTTTTAAGCAAGCAACACCAGCTTATTGGATGTGAGGACTATCAGGCATTATGACTATAACTTGCGGAATTGATCCTGGTTTAACTGGGGCCATTGGTATTTTAGAAAATGGGCAATTTCAATCCGTACACGATATGCCAGTAATGAATAAAGGTAACGGAAAAGTTAAATGGGAAGTTGACGTAACGGCTTTGGTAAGCTTGTTACGACAAAAAACCCGTAAGGATGGTGAACCTGAAGATTTTGTGTCGTGCGTTATTGAGAGGGTCCACGCTCACCCACAGCAAGGGGTTAGTTCAGTATTTAGCTTGGGTGACTCTTTCGGCAGTGCTCGTGCTTGCGTGGCAAGTGTCAGTAAGATCGAACTGCGGTATGTAACGCCCCAAGTATGGAAAAAATATTTTGGACTTACGGCAGATAAAGAACAGGCCAGAGCATTAGCCCTGACCATGTTTCCAGATGCTCCAATCAATTTGAAGAACACTCAGACCGATCTGAGGCTTTGTTGATGTCTAGGTGGTTATGGGAGACTGAGTATCAATAGATTTTAAAGTAAAAATGCTTGCGTGTAATTACTAAGCTGGTCCTTGGCTAAATCGTAATACTCTTCAACTAACTCAATACCTGTAAATTGCATATTAAACTGTTTACACACAACCCCTGTTGTTCCTGTACCCATAAAAGGGTCAAGCACACTTTCGTTTGGTTTACAAAAAGATCGCAGTACATACTCCACTGCTTTAGGGTGCATAACTGCCCTATGCTGTTTTTTATAGGGGTTTTCTGAATACACAGGCGTACAAAAATGATTTTTGGTGTATGTATTGTTCGCTTTTAATGCCGTGTTATTATTGCTCAATACTAATATATACTCATAAGAATTAGTAACCGCATCACCACCTGCTGGAGTTGGGTTAGCTTTGTTCCAAACGATTGTTTCTATTATTTGTTCTGCAAAATGACCAAACAGTTTGTATATTTCTACCCGATTGTAAAAGTTCTTTTGTATGTTGTAATAGACGTTACCCTTACAAACTCGTAAACATTGTTCTATCGAGTCCACAAGAAAATTGAAATAATCATCATATATATCAGTAAAAGAAGCATATTTATCATCTCTTTTTCTATTGTATGGGGGCGAGGTAAACACTGTATCAAACTGTTCATCTGCAAATGTTTTAATTACAACAGAGCTGTCCCCTAAGTATTAAATTCTCCATTTGAGCCATTACCTATTTAAAGCCCAATCATCATAATCTTGAATATTTTGAGAATAATCCATCATTTCTTGAACTGTCATGCCACAATTAAAGGCTTCAGAAAGTAACGCTGGGTTTTCGATAACTATTTTACGCCAATATCTAATGTCATCAGAATAAATGCTTTCAGTTAAAATTTTATTCATGGTCATATCAATTTCTCCGTTATAAGTTATTCTTTATTTATATACCCTACTTTACTTAGGGTCAACCTTTAAAAACAAATTTTTTTCATCTTTTCTTCTACGATTTAAACCCCTGATGTACTTGCCTGATGCGTAGCTCCACTTTGGGAACTCTTTGCTTGCACCTTCCATATCGCCTTTCAAGAGTTTTTTTCTAAGTGTGGATGAACCTAGACTTCCACTGCCTAAATTATAAGTAAAGCTAACTAAGGCATCGAACTGTGATTGTGTTAGTGACACTGGCACCAATCGCAACACTGCTCTTTCGTATTGCACCAATTGGTGTTGAAGTAACGCCATTGCCTCATCTTTTGTAACAGGTGGCGTATTCTGGGTAACACGGCTGTTGTCAGCCAATCTGGTTGACCCATATCCGATTGTCCATACATTTGCACTACAACGGTATGGAGCACTTCTAAACCCTTCCCAGTGGCAGATTAAATCAACACCTGCCTGTGATGTTTTCACTTTCTAGTGGACCATGCTTGAGCACCAAAATAGAAACCAATAATTCCAGTAAACCCAAATATAAGACTAGATATAATAGGTGATATAGCTTTGATTAAATCAACGGCAAGAAAGCCACTAACTAAAATAGCACCTAACAAAATCAAACAAATAAAAGACGCTAATGTTAATCGGCTTTGTAAAGTTGCTTTTTCATATGCAGTGTGAACTTGTACTTCTTCACCTGTCAGTACACCGTCTTGATTTAAATCAGGGTCAAATTTTATGGCATTCATGCTCTACTCTTTTTTATAGGTTTAGCAGTTTTGGCTGATTGCACAAAAGCCTTAGCCGTTGGAGCACCTGGACTTCCTACTTTACGAGTTGGCTCTACTTTTCTTCCAGCAGCTTTTTGAGCCGCTTGTCTTTTTTGTTTAGCATGAATATTTGCATACAACCCTCTTTTCGGTGCCATTACTTATCCCTTCCATTGTTAATACGATCACGCAAATCATTCACCAATTTAAATAACACCTCAATTTTTTTAGAAGCCTCTTCTTGTAAAACTTTAACCCTCACAAGGGCGTACACGATTCCTCCGACGAAAATGGTTAATCCTAGCCCTACATTGATGGCTTCTGTTATACTAATCCCCCCATTTTCCATAGCCTACTTCCTGAACATCCTACTGCCGAAATAAAATGAAATAATGCTGGCTAAGATCGGTGAGTCTACGTCATTATTCCATATAAGAGGCAACGCATCTTTTATCATCATTCCCTCATATTGAATCATTCCATACAAGGCAAATGATTTTATTCCAATATAAAATAACAGAAATAAATAACTGATTGTGGGCCTCACACTAGCGCGATATGCACCTACCCACCCATCATTTTTCTCAGTACTTGCTTGCTGATACAGTGCTACTGTCTCAGCCGATAAAGCTTGCACCTCTGCCTTGTCACGCTCAAACTCAGCCGTAATTCTGGTCAATTCGGCTTGTTTATCCATTAAAGCAAGTTCTTGCTTATTATCTTCTTTTTGCTTGAAAAAATCTAAGACAGATGGCAGAAACGAGCTACCAAATCCAATAAGACTTCCGATAATTGTGAGCATGATTTAAGCTCCGTTAATTAATTAAAAGCGGCCATTAGCAAACTAATCACCAGGAAGGCCGAAAAAAATAACATTAGTAATTGTACAATTACGGTTTGATCACCTACCCACTTATGAATTTTATCTAATAATTTCGGCATGATTAGTCCTTTGTGTCGTATGGCTCTATTTCATCAAATTTTTGAGTGTTTTGCACTTCTCGTATCAGAGCCTTATTTGCTTCTCTAGTTCCCTGAGATAATAACTTTTCACCTCTAATTTCTTTACCTGTTTTAGAGCTAACAATTTTATCTATAGATTTTATTGCTGTTGCTACTTCTTCAGGCGGTCCAGTTAACAATTCTGCTATACGAACTTTAACAGTTCCTGGAATTGCGCTGTTCCTAATAATTTTTATAGCATTAGGTAATATCCTAGCAAAATTCAGAGTATCTACAGATGCTTCAATTCCTTGTGCAAGGCCGTCCGATAGAGCATCATCTAATTTTTGGTTACTATTTTTTAATTTGTTAGTTGCAGACTGTTTTAGCAAAGCTGATGTTTTAATAAAAAATTCTGATTCAGCTAAAAGTGCATTTTTTATAAATTGAAAATCAGCAGGGTTATCACCTAGTAATGCTTCTAATTTATTTTGTACATTTGGCGATTCAATAAAACGAGCAAAGTTTTTATTTGTATCAGGTGCATCCAAGAATTTATTTATTAAACTATCTGTCGATCCTAAAACATAAGCATCACGATCTACGCCTGATAAATTTTCCATAGTTTTTTTAATTTCAAAAGGACTTATTTCTTTATTGTTAAAATCTTTTGCACCTTTTTCTAATGCTTCTAATCGTGTAGATGCGTCTGAAAATTCTCTTCGTGCTTTTTGATACAGACTTACACCATCCCCATATTTTGAAGCATCTAAATTATCAACACGTTTAAGAAAAGCCTGTTTATCTTTTACTAGTTCTACATATTCACCTTGATCGGTAGTTTTGGCTGTATTTATTTTTTTATCCATTGCTTGTTTTATGGCATCAATTGCTCTAACATTTAAACCTGTGACTACACCCTCTTCATCTATATCTATTCTTAAAGATGGAATATTTTCAACATCACCAGACAAATCTTGCCTATTAGTTGCTCTATTTTGTAAATTTTTTGCCATCTTCTTAGTGTCTAATTTGCTCCAGGAATAAATTCTTTAAGTTGTTTATTAACATAAGTTATTAATTGTGGATCATTAATTGCTTCACCATCTTGAAACGCTAATTTATAAGATTTATCGGCTAAAATTCCTCTCTCACCTTTTGTATCAAATTCAATTTCATCCCTACTTCTAGTTCCAAGTTTTTTTTCTATAATATTTCTTACTCTATCTCTTCCTCCTTTTTGTGCTTCTTTTCTTTGTGATAAAATTATATTAGCTGCTTTCCCTGACCGTTGACCTATATTTTGAGTTAAATCAAGTATATTATCTCCAGTATCAGCTAAAGTAATAGGCACTCCGTATCCACCTTCTTCTAAAGGTTTACGAGTGTTACTAATTATTTTTTGTGCATCTTGGATTGTTAAATTATCTTCATCTAATCTTTCTTTAATAATGGTAGCTGCTTTATCTGTAATTACATCGCCTTCAGGATTTCTAAATCGGTCCACAACATTTTTACCTACTTTTCCTAATCCTCTTACTGCTGCTGTGCCTAACGGACCAAAAGCAGCACCAAATGGCGCGGTGTACATTGCTGTACCCAATCTATCTCTATCGGTATAAGTGCCATCCGCAAGCCTACTTTCTTCGGCTGTATTGTACCCAGTAAGACCTGCTGAAGTTGCACCTGTGGTAGCAGCTCGTCTATAACGACCACCCATTAATAAATTTAATGCTTGTCTTAATCCTGACACTTGACGGGCTGCATTAGCCGCAGCTACAACTCTTCCTCCAGGAACTGGAGCAAAAAATGCCCCTAGTGTTGGAAGAGTACCACCTACAGCTTCTAAAGCTGGAGCTAAAACAGGGTTATCATCTTTATAATTTTTATAAATTTTTTCTTTTTCTCTTAAAATGTCTTCATAATTACTATCATCAATTTTGGATGTTAAAAAGGCTGTGGCTTTTCGCACTGCTAAATCTTGAATTGCCTCCTGTTCACTGCCAGCACCCATTAAAATACCTTCTTTAAGGGCTTGTAATGCACTCATCCACTTTGCTCCTCAATTTGTTCTAATTTATGACTACTATTTTGATAATCTGTATATCCTTCATATGGATTATTAAATCTTTCACTACTTCCAAACCAATTTATATCAGCCTGATTATTATGAATTAATCTTTTTAAGGCTTTTACTGATAGCTCTATAACTTTTGCTCTGTCTTTTCTACTTAGTGATTTAGCACCACTTAATTGTTCTAGAGCTTCTCTTTCCCCATCAGAAATTTGACCGCCAAAAGTAGCTTTAAGTTTTTGCAATGCTTCACCTGATAAAATACGATTCAGTTGTATTGTAGCTCGTACCCTTTTATCTGAAGGATCAGCCTTTTTTGTAAATTATATGCTATTAGATCCATAGGTGAACTGTCATAAGAGAGTGGTATTAATTTTTCAGCAAGACCCAATTGAATTAAACTTGCTTGTGCTGTTTTAACTTGATCGTTTAAATCTCCAACTTTTTTACCTAAATATGTTGGCATTTTATTGTCAAGTTGAGCTTTTCTGGCTCTTTCTTCTTCATATTTATTATACCATTCAGTAGATCCAATTTTAATATTTGGATTCATATCTTTTAACATTTTTCCAATTTCAGTTTTTGGAGATGCTATATCTTTAAGAAATTTTTGTTTTTTCAAGTTTAATTCTGATAGTTTAAGAGTAAGTTCTCGTCCTTTTATTCCTGATTCAGAAAGAAATTTATAAAGTTCTAATTTTTCGGCTCTAAGTTTTTCAGCGTCTTTATAAGATAAATCTTTAACTTTATTTAATCTATTATCTATTTTTGCTAATTTACTAGCCGCCATTTTTAATTGTAACGCCTGTGCAGATCGTTCAGATGTTCTTGTATCTTTAGAAAATTTTCCAAATTCTTTTGCAGCAAGTCCTAAACTTTCACCAAAAGTTCCTGTTTTAGTTGGAGCACTTAATGCTGAAGCTAAATTGAACCATAACTCTGCTTTGTCTGGTCCTTGTTGTGTATTTTCAATCATCTTCAATAATTGTTCATCGTAGGCCGATTGAGCACCTGTCTGTTGACCACTTAAACTTTGTATTTCTGGACTGTATCTAGACGTTGTACTTGTAGAGGGATTTAACATTTGATTAAGTACATCTGCAGGATTGAAATCAACAGTTTCGCTTTCATCAATTACTGCGTTAGGTGTTTCAACAACAACAGTTTCTGTTTCTTTAACACTAGGAACACTTAAATCAGTCACCAATTCATCATTAGGAACAGGCGCAAATGCATCATACGGTGGCATTATGTCTACTCGTACACCTGTGTTTTCAGCTTCAGCACCATAAGGATTAGTATATCCTCCACCAAGTTGATACCCTTTCACCTCACCGCCTGTTTTGTAGAATTTTCTTCCCTCTTGAAATCCGTGATCAACAAAATGAGTTTTAGCTGCGTTAGCTACATAATTATTTAGAGTTTCCATTTGTTCAGGCGTTGCTGTTGGTCCTTTGGGCAACGCTAAATATTCTGGTCTAGCCAGAATATTATTGAAAACATCTTGATTTTTAGCAAGATAAGCACCGTATGAAGGAAGACCTGGATTACCAGAACTACTAGGAGCAAATGGATCGACGTTGCGTGCGTCTTCTATTGTCATTATGGATTCGTCTGGCAATGGGTTAGCTAAGTTAGCTAAAATTTGGTCTTGTTGTTCAGCAAAATCTAAAAATGATTGTTGCACTTCACCATCTATTACTGCGTTTTCATATCCTTGATCCGCTGTTATCACTGGGCCAGTAAATGGTGGATTAGGATTAGTTACACTAGGGTTTCTTGTAATAAAATCGGCAGATCGATCTATTGGAATTGATGGGGTGCTGTTAAAATCAGGATTGCGTAAGATATTGCCGTAATAGTTGCCAATCTGATCTGCTACGAGTTGGTTGCCAGTATTGTTAATTCCTAAATTAGCAAATTCATTTTCATAAGTTCTTAAAAATTGATTTCGTTGGGCATCGCTAACGGGACCACGATTTGTTTCTCCATCTCCTGGTGATCTTCCTAGATACATTGTAAACATATCTTCGTATGTTTGGGGTTGCTCTTGAGCAGGTGTTGTACGAAATTGAGAGCTTTCATACATAGGTCTGTTGCTTAAACGAAATTGATATTGATCTTGATAATCATCAAATTCAGCTTGTTTTGCAGGGTCAAATGTTAATGTTCCTGGCGTTGTGCCAGTTACTTCACCTGTCTCTTCATCAATAATGTCAACGTCTGGCCCCATCTCCCCCGTGTATTGAGCCATAGTAGGAGAAGCTAAACCATATTGTCTCATCAACCTGTTTAGATTATAACCCATAGTTTAATCCTTAGTTAAATAATTTACCTCAAACCTAATTTACCACCTGATAAAGAATCTAATCCTTTATATGTAGCAAAGCCTGCGGCTATTTGTGATAATGGACTTGGAGAATATGTAGCACCCTGTGATGTTCCGCTTTGAGTAGTTCTTGTTGGCGTTATTGGTGCCAAGCCTCTTAATTGCGTGCTTAAAAAATCTGCCTGTTGTCTAGGGTACATTTGTTGATCTAAAAATTCTTTTTCTGCCGCACTCAATTGCTGTTGCATTTGAACTTGTTGTGCTTGGCCTGCAGCTTCTAATGCAGCAGTATCAGCGAAACCAAGTGCTTGTCTTTGAGCACCAAGATCAGACAGCCCACTTAAAGCTCCTATTTGTCTATTTAAATCGGATTCTTGTATTTGAGCTATTGTTTGACCAAGACCTGCTTGTCTTGCCATGTCTGCCTGTTTGTTTGCTATTGCCTGTTGATAACCAGTGTTCATCATATTAGCTTGTGCATTTAACAGATTTTCTGACTCATCCCTTACAGCCCTAGATCCAAAATCACCCATACGACTAGAGCCAAATTGACCTGCTTTTATAAAACTGTCAGATACAGCAGGTAATAAATTTTCGGATAAGTTTCTGGCACTGCGAGTTGCCATTCTATCCATAACCTCTGTTTGATACGGATTCATATAATTTTGTATGTTGCCATACGATGTTTCATCAGCCTTATCAAAATAACTTTTAGCTTTTGCTTGAGCAGTGTTTGTAGCCATCATAGCTGGGTTTTGCATATTGGTTGGAAGCATACTAGTTGGTGTGTCAGGCAATGGTGCCAAACCAGCTACAGCTCTTAATCCTGCTTGTGAGGCATTTAAATCTGGCAAATATGCGTTTTGATTTGATTGTACGTTTGTATATGCTTCTTGTTGTAACGGAGATAAGTCTGCAACTGTTGGTAATTGATAGCCCTCAAACGGACGATTTGCTAAGTTCTGAGATAATTGAACTTGATTAAATATAGCATCTTGCATCCATTTTGGGGTTTCACTTGTACTCGTGCTATAACTTGTAGCTGTTTGTGGCGAACCTTGAAATAAACTACCCATTATGCAATCCTTTTCATGTATTCAAGTGGTGACTTAGCGTCTGGGCTAAATCGACCCTCTGCCAGAGCTTTTCCTTTGTGTGATCTTAGATTTTTTCGCATTTGATTTAACATACTCGCCCCTGCTTTGTTTGACCCGTTCCCCAGCATTGACACTGACTCAGCGTCTATAACATATTCCCCGTCTGACAGTCTCGCATTTATTAAGTCATCACGACCATCTCCAGACCCCGTAGCATATCCTGGAATGGCACTAAGACCACCTCTTGCATATCGTTGTGATACCAAAGATCGTGGAGTAACGTAATTTGGTTGTTGGTCAAACATACCACTAGCTGCTTCAGATTGAAATTTAGGATTAGTAATAAATTCTGTAACGCTTGTTCCTTTAGCATTTGCCGCTGCTTGAATTGCACCCCAATCCCAAGTAGCTAAATTTCTATTAAAATATTCTTCTTGGGCCTCAGTAAATTGAGGTGAACCTACGCCTTTGTCTGATCCTCCATCCATTGATGCTAATAAGGCCGTAATCCCTCCTATTTTAACAGCATCAGAACTAAGAAATTTAGATAACATTCCTTCTTCTGCCATACTTCCTTCTATAGCATTCATATTGCTTAGTGCATCAGCCTTACTGACAGCAGGAGTAGGAATTGATGGATTAGATGCATTTACAGCATTCATATCATTTACTAGCAATGAATTTTCAACATCATTTGGGTTAGTGCCGACATCATAATTTATAGGATCTATAAGTTGATCAATAGTTGTGTTTGCGGTAATTGGGTTTCCATTTTTATCATATTCATATTGGTTTAAAAGTTCAGCATTCATTGAATTTGAAATAGGATCTAGTGGTTTTTCTAGAACCATTGGAACCCTTGCAGATTCAAAATTAGAACCACCCATTAGCTCATTACCACTGTTAAACACTGTTGAATCCATTTCGATAGGACTTAATCCTGGACCAAAATTAAATGTGTCTATATTTGTATCTACAAAGCTATCAGCAACAGGAGAACCAGCTTCACTAAAATAATTATCTGACATTCCTGAAAATCCTGTATTAGTAGCATCAAAAGCATTAGGTAAACCGTTAATGCTACCTTTTAACCCGTTTATTACTGAGGTACTAGCTTTTGAAATCATAGGAGCAACAACACCCCCAAAACCACCAACGAGTGCATTCACACCTACATTTCCACCAGTAAGCGAGGCTCGTGCGGCTCCACTTGCTGCGCCTAGAGCACCTCTCGCCAACATATCTGTCCCTGTTTGTCCTATTGAGCTTGCTAAATCTGGAGCTGCATTACTAAGAAATGAACTAAGTCCGTCAGCACCTTGAGCAAAACCGCCAAAACCGCCAGTGATAGCACCTAACAGTGGATCACCTCCCGTAGCAAATGAAGTTGCCCCACCTAAAAGTGCCCCACCTGCTACAGCCGCAGCAGTACCACTTAATCCAATTGCTGCTCCAATGGCTGTTCCAAGTCCAGGTAAAGCAAAACTTAAAGCAATTGGCAACGCCACTTTAAGTATATTTTTTAAACCTTTATATTCTTGTAACCCTGTGTTTGGATTAACAGTGCCTTGACCACCCATCCGTCTGAGAACTTCAGCCTCTCTAGGATTGATGTGTGCAAGCATAGAGTCTCCACCTTGACCCATATGCCCTAACTGCTTACTTGCTACTTTTAATCCACCTCGCGCATACCCTTCTTGAACAAGGCTATCTTGCATTCCGTATAAGACTATCAAAAGGCTTATTATAATGGATTTATCAAATTCTGGAGGAAACATATCCTCATCAATTAAACCGTCTGCTATTGCTGCTTGACGAATTTCTGGATATTTACGAGGATCTTCAATGATCAATTCTAACATTTTTATTGCTTCAACTAAATCTTCAGCAACAATATTAGTATTGGCTAATTGCCTTTTCATTTGCTCAATTGTAGTTTTATAAGACGGATCAGAAACCGCAATTGTCATTATTTGTTCTTTAATACTCATTTTACCCTCGCATCTGACCATGCATGATTGACATACTCGTCCCTCAATAACCCAAAAATATTTAAATCTTCATTATTAGCATAAGCACATCTCATCACACCCTCGTGCTTGAATCCTAACTTATTTACAAACTTTTTAGAAGACGAATTAGTATCACCAACCAATGCTGTTGCTCTTACAGCCTCTAATATCTTAAAGACATAAGTAAAAATAGCGTTATACATTTTTACTGTCTCTTTAGGTGCCGACCAATAACCGTCTTTTGCTACAAAATTCATATCAATATTTCTTTTAGTAAAATTACTAAAAATAGCTACACAAACAAATTCACCTTTATCATCTACAGCCGACATAGCTCTAAAAAACTCAGGGTTACCCTTTACTCCTAGCTTATCTCTTGCCCACTTCTCAGCCTCTTCTTCTCTGTCAAATTCAATAAACCTCATAGCGTTGTCTGCACAAATCGTTCAGCCCAATCCTGCCAGTTGTCAAATGCGTATGGGTCAGGAAAATCTTCTACTAAATTCGTAGCATTAAGAAATTGAGTGCCCCAATCTTGCCATTTTTCAGGATCATCTAAAGGATCAAAAGCACCAAATTCTACAAAATCTGTAATTAAGCAATTTGCCCAATCTGTTAACTCAATTCCTACAGGCAAAGTTACACTTAAAGCCATTACCCTAAATCCGTTCCATCACCACCATCCATATGACCTATTATCTGCCCCATCTGATAATCACCATACAAAGCATTGGATGTAAATTTAACTCTTAATTCTCTTCTTTGTTCTTTTAACATGACAATTTGCTCATAAGGTTGTGTGGCAGAAGCAGGGAATGAAACTGTGCTACTTGTAACTTCAGGTGCTCTCGCATTTGCACGGCCTGTAATTTCCACTGTCATGTCACCGACTTGAACAAAGTCTGGCTCAATTTGTGTTATTCTCAAATAACGATTGGCACCTTGAGTTAGCGTGCTAAGATCAGCAGTTTCAAAAAATGATTTTATTGGTGTAATTGTAGGACCATCAATTTCATCTACTCCAAATTCATGTTGCCAAACTTTATATCCAATCCCCCTAACATTTGTGTTAATTTGACCGCCCATTCCACTATGAACTGTGCAATAATAATATAAAGTTGGTGCTCCAGTTGGCACTATAATTTGTGTATATGCTCCTGCTTGTCCCAATACACCAACAACAGTTACACCCGTAGTATATTCCACACCACCACCATGTGTTCCATCTGATATTGAAGACAAACGTAATGGGTGACCCACATTAGATGAATCAGATTGATCAAATCTGTAAGTGTTACCTTCTCTAAAAGTCAAAGTTGGTTGTGCGCTACCACTCATATTATATTTGTTACCAGAACCAGAGTTAACCACTGTAACAGCAAATGTCTCAGTAGGGTCTAATGGCAATGGGGAGGATTGCACACCTGTTAATATAGGTGCGGCAAATGAATTATTAAATTGACCTGCTGATCGTCCATTATTAGGTAATTCTGTGTCATACCACGTTTGCTCTCGTATATTATAAACTACAGCGTGTGTGCATTCTGTGGCTGTACCTTTTGGATATGCCCACCATATTTCACCAAATCTTGGAACTTTATATGAGAAACATTTTGTTGCCGCATTGCGATTAATTCCATCAAAAAAGTAGTTTAAATTCAATGAGTTAGGTACTTCTCTAACCACTCCGTTAAACATATAAAAACGATCAACACCAGCCCAGTAAAACACACCGTCATAATCTATTGGGCTAAATGGTGACAAGATACTAGTATCTGTTGCCACAATATCAAATTGAAATACAGAAGCTCCCCCTACGAAAGTAGCTCTAATCACAGCGTCAAACGCCCAGAATATACCCGCAGGAGCTGTTCCTGAACCTGCTCTAAGTGGAAGCCCTTTTATTATTTTTTGACCCCACACTCGTGCATTTCCTGACCCTGTTCCTAAAAGATCTGTGGGATTTCCTGGAATGCTCCAACCAATTATTCCATCAGTCCCATAGTAAAAAAGATATGGGTGCAACGAAACAATACCGCCTGTTACATTAGTATTAGCTGGCAGTGAAACAGATCTTAAAACATCCGTTCCTAGCACCTCGCCAAAAAATATTTGTCCGTCTTGATCATTACAAATACAATCACCATTTGGGCTGACTTGTGCCAACACATAATTTTGATTAGTGCTTGAGTCGTATTGAAAATCAAACATCCAATAATTATCAATAGATGTTATTAGCGCATCACTGCCATAATTCATGTTGACAATAGTGCTTGTTAAAGTGGTCAAAGTAGTTGTTATAATAAAATTGTTGGCCTGATCTCCTGCTGTAGCAGAAGTAATTGTGATGATTGCTCCAACAGCATTAGCTGTATAATTTGGTGTGCTTGTGAAAGCAGTGATATTAGAGGCAACATCTGTGGCTGTTTGATTTATGTCAGTATTAAAAGCCACTGACCCAGACATTATGTCCACACCGTCTACAGCGACCATATCTACAGCACCACTAGCACCTGCAATTGTTACAGTTCCATAAGCAGAAGCCAAAACAGGTGTTCTGTCAGTGACGATAGAGCTATTGCCTGTTTGATCTAATGTAAATCTCTCTAACGTGTTGTCACCGCCAGAATGACAGTAAACAAATAGCATTTGTGAGAATGTAGCAAACCCTCTACTTACCTCAGACAAATACTTTTGAGTGGTTTTATATCCACCTATTTTTCTAGGTAATCCTCTTTGAAAACGTACCCATTGACCATCAACATAGTTATTACCATCAAATTTAGTGCCATCGCGTTTAATTCCTGGCTCTGAACGTAAAACTGTTGTTTGGATTGGCATTAAGTAAATACCCCTCCGTTAACTACTCCACTCAATGCCACGCCCATTGCAGCCCAAGCATCTGGTTGTGTAGTAGATTGAAATAATGAAATCCCTGTACTACCCCCACCTAAATTAATTCTTGCCTGTGCTTCTGTGGTTGCTCCAGTTCCACCTTGAAGTATAGTAATAGGGAAAGCTACAGTTGATGTGTCAGCGTCTAAAACATCATTTCCATCACAGTAGTAAATTCCTCTACTACCTTGAGTTACAATTTCGCCAGTTTGTCCCGCAACTTTAACAGTTAAAACGTGACTACCTGTTGTTCTATTATCAATCCAATACTGTTGAACAGTAGCAGGAACAATAATATTTCTTGCCCCAGTTAACGCACCAGTAAATCTGTATGCAACTCTGTTAAGTTCTGTACCAGTAAGTACTTTGTCACCAGTTCCAGCAATGTCTATAACAGTGTAATCAAATGCAAATGTTGCCGATTGTCCAAAACCAATTGTAAAAAAGTTAATTCCATCAGTAGCAATAATGGCTGACTCTCCTGGCTGAAACGCCAGTGTTCCAGCACCATCAATTGTTGTAGATCCTGGAGGTGTTGCTGTAATTGCACCAGAGCCTGAGTTTCTTAAATATAAAAACCAGTTGTCTCCACCTACAGTTGGGTCGGGCAATGTAAAAGTAGCCTGTGCTCCCGTAAAATTGAACATCTTTGCACGATCATCAACACCGCTAACATAGGAACTATTTATTGAACTTACTGGAACAGATTGACTTAACAAAGTTCCGACAGCAACTATGCCTGTACCAGCTAATGAACTAGCATTGGCGGTAGAAGTGGTCGCACCATATTGCAGTAGCACCCATGTTCCATCGACTGTAGAATTATCAGTGAGATAAACTTGCCATAATTGACCAGAAGCAATCGTACCAACTGAAGTACCGCCTGAACTTTTAACAGTAAAAGTGTGTGATCCTCTGTTATTAAAAAGGATAGTGTTACCCGTTCCACTTTTTTTAGCGTCAGGTAAAATGATACTAAACCCTGCACTTGCTTGTGTAACGTCAATAATTCTAGTTGCTAAATTCACATTAGTTGACGTTTCTTCAGGCCAACTCAGTGTTATATCGGCAGTTAAATTTAAAGAGCTATAGCTAATTTCACTTGGATAAATATTAGCCCCACCAAATACATCAGTATAACTAGGCATTACGATTCACTCCTTTGTGCGGATCTGTCAAGAATACGACCTAGATCTTGACCATTAAGTGCCTGCGCTGATCTGTCATATAATGCTTGCCACATTTGCACTCTTTCATCATTTTTCAGAAATGGTGTGGCCTCTAACAATGACGCATACAACAATACTTCTGGTGCATATTCTGTTAGCCAATTGCTTTGAAAGTCATCCCCCAACAAAGCAGGTTGCTCATAATAGATCACTTCTAGTGTTTGCACAGCACTTGGTGTAGGTGTAATTAACCAATGTTGATAGTCATAATTAGCATAAAATTGAGGTTTTCCAGTTTCTGCCTCATTGGGCCAATAATTTCTGCAATATTCATAGGATCTAGTAAAAATAGAAGAACCACCAACCGTCATACTAACAGTGTCACGCCATCTATCAGGTTTCAAATAGGTTGCAACGCCAACAGCTAAAGGCGTTGTTACAGCCCTAATAAATCCTTCAATCTTTAACTCACGAGCTATCCGTCTTTCTGCCAACGTAATTAAACGAGGCAGTTGATCAAAGACTATTTGATCGCTTGCCTGTGTAAATCCACGTTCTAAATAACGCCTCATGTCCACTAGCAAGCTATCGTATGTCATTGTATAGCTCATAGTTTAATCCTTACTCAGAGATCTCTTCTCTTGGGTCTACCCAATCTGGATTTAGTGTCCAAGTGGCCCCATCGAAAAACCATTTATTTCCATACCATTCTTCTTCAGGACCAGTGATACCTTCATACAAAGTACTATCACTTGTTGAATGACATCCTACAATAAAATCTAGTTTTTCTTCTGGGCCAACGTCAATTTGAGTTTCTTTCATTATGACACGTTTATCATCCTCAAATAAAAATTTAGATAAGTTCGTTACGTTTTCTACAATTGTCTTCATTATGATGCTCCTTTTAAGACAAGTTGGGTAGTTGAAATAGCTTTACCTGCTGTCACAGTGCTTGAGGTGGTGGTTAGATCTCCGTTGTTTTGAACGTAGTACGTTGAGCCTGTAACAAGTGGCTCTAAAACTCCACTATGTATAAAACTAAAGAACTTGCAGGTTTCCAATCCTTTGAGCTAATGATGTTCTGTTAGAATTAGAGTCATAAACAGCAGAGTAGACCTGCTGTCACGGCTTGATAGTACTCACATACGGCTGTATCAAAGTATACTATCTCCAGAAAAGTTCTGAAGAGCGTGCGTACTATTTTGAATTGTCCCTC